CCATGAGCAACCTGGTCAATCTCTATATCCGGAAGTTGGCAAGTCTGGAATAGGTATGTATTGATAGGGTGTTTTGGGAAAGAGATGCTCCATAGGAATTTCTTTCTAGGATTCTTTACTTTTGCTCCCATATTTTATGATTTTAATGTTATTCGTTTTCTGAAATGTTAACTGAATTAGAAGCTGCATCGATTACAATGTTAATTGTAATTTCTTGCATAGGAACAATATCTTTGTACTTCAGGATTACTTTATACTTACCCTGACGGACATCAGCTTCATTATTTACAGAGAGTTCTGAATAAGAACCAGCATCCTGGTCGCCCATCCATGTGTACTCTGACATAGCATTTTCATCTACCAGATTATCCAGGATTGGTTTTACCTCAAGATAAATATTTTTCCAAGTACTCCAGATATTGGGTTCTTCCAAATATTTATTCAAGATAGGACGAAGAGTCTTCTTCAAGTACAGATTCAATCTTACGATTGAAAGGAATCTTTCTGAATCCTGTTTTACTTGAGAAGAGAAGCAATGCCATAACATGGTTTGTTTACCAGAAGATGGAGTATCTTTGATTACAATCATGTTGGCATACATCTGAGCCAATTCGTCCAGTTCATTATAACGAGAATCACTACCATAGTTAGGACTTACTGGGCCCTGACCATCGTAAATTATTCCTCGGTTCATACCAGCAAATGACTTCCAAGGTCCATAGTTAGAAGCAGAAGTATCACCCAAACCGAAGATGGTACCCATTACATCGGAATTACTAAGTAATCCGAATTCGTTGTAGTACTTGATACCACCTGCAAAGTAGGCTACATATTTAGAGTTACCGATACTACCCAAACAGCTATTAATCCAGGTTATAATACTCTGCTTATTTCTAGGCTGAGTTCCCTGAGTATAATGAGTGGTGTATTTTGGTACTTCAATGTAGTAAGTGTACTCTTGTAATTCAGCACACATTTCTTTAGCAGCCTTATGTACTTTTAGTACATCTTGGTCTGTTTTCAAATGCTGATGAATATGAGAACATGATAACTGATAGATATCAGTGTAATCCTTTACCAAATCCAAAGAAGCAATCCATTCATCTGCAGTAGGATCAGCACCAGCAGTACCAAGTGTACCATTAAACATAACCTCTTCTGCAGTAGGTTCTTTACCTCCAACTTGGATAGTTAACGGATTCTCGGTTTGGTCAATTGAAGTCTGGAGCCAAGATACTAAGTTCTCGAAAGATTTAATCTTATCGGTAGTAGTTACCATCTTAGGTTTCAGGTATGCAGAATTACTAGCAAAGTTACTTAAAGCCAAGTAATCTACAGAAGTTTTATTCTGAGCATCCTTAGTTTTGTAAGTAATTACTGGACCCGATTCCAAGATAGAACCATTGGCATCATAGATGTTATAGAAAACGGTATTCACCGATTTAGAGAAACCAACTTTGAAAGATTCTCCAGAACCAATGGGATCACCATAACCTTTAGTTACCAAACCAAAGCTTACTGTAGTATTTCCTGAAATAAATTTGAATATTTCTGAAGCTTGAGCATTTTCAGTTATCTCCTCAGTTTCATCTTCAGTAGATTCAGCCTCTTCGGCTTTAGTAACAGTACCCTTTTTAGCACCTGCTCCCAATACACGAATAATTCTTAGCTTAGAACCTCCTACTAAAGCTTTCTCTATGTTAGATACAGAACCATCAGGTACAATCTCTTTACCAAATATTCTTTGGAATTGAGAGAAAGAAGTGATTAATTCTGAAGGATCATCATAGGGACCTTTTTCAGTTCTAGCCAAGAAACATGATACTCCTAAAAGAGGAGTAGTCTGTTGAACATTGTTGTTCTCGAACTTAAAAACAACTCTGGGTGATTTTGACATATCCTTGTGTTTTATAGGTTAATATATTTAATTAATACCAGTAAGTATCGTTACCTTACTGGTATTATTAGAAAATTAATCCTCTTTATTCTTAAATAAACCTCCGATAGCCTTAATCACATCATAGAAACCACATCCCGATAAACCAGCAGCTAATCCATAGATTAATACCTGATAGAAAGGATAGTTTTCTAATAAGTGTGTAAGTTGTAATCCCCAAGCTATAATACATACAAGAATACCCACTAATGCAGATATACCAATCTTAGCAAGTTTGTTGTCTTTGATAACTGGGATTACCTTTAGTATCTGAGTAACCAAAGATGATACCAAAGTTACTATACCCGTAAAGGTACCCAGATTGATTACGAACTCTGAACCAGTTGAAGGTTCTACTTCTGCAGCAAACAATGACACTGGTAAAATGAGTGCCATCAGCATAAACACTAACTTTTTCATTTTAGTAAATTTTTGAGTTAAACATGTATATTGAGATTGAGCATCTCCTCGTCCTTTTGGTATTCGGGTCCTAGTAAAAGACTTATATCTCTTATAGGTAATAGATCCACCATTTCTACCAGTTTTTCTGGTATAATACCATCTTTACATACATATTGATAGACCTTTTCCAATAACCCATGTGATTCATCGGGATGATCATAGAAATTACCAATCTCTATAAATAAGTTCCCAGTAGGAGCTATCCTACCTTTATCCCATTCTTCTAAATCATTGAAGTAAGGTCTTATATAGCCTCGAGTAGGTAATGCTTCATGAAGAATAGAATGTAGTAATCTCATATCATTCTGAGTAGTTGCTACCAAATGAATATCAATAGTGATATCTTTAGTTTCGTAAGGGAACTCAGACATCTGATAATTGCCCGCATCTAATTTATCTCCAATGATATATTTCTCTACTCCGATATCTCCAGGATAATAAGCAGTGCTTTCTATAGTTATCCTGGGACATGTTTTAGGACCTCTTACCTGGTTATTACCTATACCGAATAAGTAAATGAACTTATCTATTGCTTCCTTATCTTCTTGGAATCTCTTTTCATTCTCTTGTGATAAAGGTAGATAATCTTCGGGGTTAAGTCCCATCTTCTTTTCTAAGAGAACATTCAATAAGCATATATAGAAGGTTCTCTCTACTATCTCTTGTGAATTTACCATAATTACCTCCTATCTTACTTTCATAACATAAGCCAATACGTAGTATGGTGGTCTATTCTCATGAGGTTGATTACCACCAGTTGGACCAGTTTGAGCCCCTGAATCATAAAATGGGTGTGGTCGGTTGTTTGCATTATCTCCCCATTTGTGAGTTTCTATACGAATCTTATTGTATGAATGGGTATGGCTTGGCATTTCTTCCACGGTTAGCCTATGTTCTTTTTCTCCTCCAGTATTACCAATACTACTGTAATCTGGGTCACTAGAATCTACTCCAACTACGAACCTACCACTTAAATCAGGAACACTTATATAACCTGCCCTAGTAGAAGAAGTATTATATTTCTCACCAATGGCCTTATATAATTCGGGATATTCAGCTATACTTACCTGACCTCCATTACAGAGTACATAGTTCTCTGGAACTCCGGGGCCTGACCATAGTTTGATTATACCTATATCTCCCGAAGTTTCTTTTTTACCTTGTTTACAAGTTACACTTATAGTTTTACCAGACTCTCCTTGAGTAAATATTACTTGACCTACTCGTTCATTATACATATTATCATTTAAGCTCATGATAATAGTAGTACCAGAGCCAGATATATCCCCAGAGTTTTCCCTAGTATAATCTACAGTAACTGGATCACCAACTTTCTTTCCATTGATTACCATTTGTTTAGTAGATATAATAGTAACCTCTTTACTTTCTCCTGTAGGCTCAAAATATAATTCAGTGGGTGAAACTCTAAAATCATATTCGTAATTGCCTTCTCCTTTCTTGTGAATAAGCTTTACTTCTTTAGTTGACCCATCTACAGCTTCCACTGTTAAAATCTGAACTATATCTTTGTCCGTAGAATTCTTTTCTTCTGGTGTTACTGTTATAACAGTTCTACCAGAACCTTGATTCTTGCTTATAGTGAATCCCATTATTTTCTATATCTCCTTATTTCTTTACGAAGTTCTCTTACTATGGTTTCCTTCAGAACCTTCTTACCACCTACTTGTTCGAATGCGGGTTTCCATAATGGTCTTGGAGGTAAATTACCACCTCTAGAACCATATTCCAACATGATAGCTACTTGGTTCAAGGTTCTTTTACTAGTCCTATCACCCTTTCGGGTTTTCTTAAGATTAGTAGGTATACCTACGTAAGTTCGATTCTTCTGTTTTACTATTTGTACTGATCTCAAATACTGACCCGTATAATTCAAAAGGGTATGCTCTCCGTATCGTTTAATGGTATTAGCCGAGTGAGGATCCCAATGAGTTCCTCTTGGAGGAGTACCCGTTCTTAGGCATTTTTTCACAAGTCTGAGAAGTTGATTGCCGAATTTCTCAGTAGCTCTATCATAGGCATTCTTCATGATAGATGGGGTTTCGGCAATCAACTTCTCAGCTCTAGCCTGTTCTTTTGGGTCAGTATATATCTGTAAGTCTCCCAAGGGAGTACTTATAGTTATGTTTACTGACTTACTTGCCATCTGGATTTTCCTTCGGTTTATTCAAGCCAAGTGAATCCATCATAAGATTTATGGCTTGCTGTTGTGATTGTAATACTGATACTACATCATTCCTGAATGAAGCGAATTCTTCATTGAATTGACTACCATTAGTGGGCTCCTTCTTTTCAAACATAGCAAGGATATTATCACATTCCTTTACTATGTTCTCATATTTACCCACATTATTAATAATATTGAGAGCCTGTGATCTTTGCAATGATACCTCGTTTACAATGTTAATTTCTACTAGAGTGTAGTACACATTGTTATAAATACCCTCATCCCCATCCGAAGGTAAATATACTGTTACTGTACCAATGGAATCTTGAAGAACAATTTCTATAAGATTAGAAAAGCCATCACCATTTTCATTAGCTCTGGGTTTACTTTCTCCTACCTTTACTACTTTAGCTCGGTCAAAGATTGGGTACATTGATCTTCTGTCTCTTTCTAGAGAAAAGACTGAATCTCCTCTTTGTAATGATTTAAATTTCATTTCTTCCATACTGCATTATTTTTATTGATTAGACTTAATCCCATTTGAACCATACTGGGATTCTGTTTCATAAATTCTACTAGGTTCAAGAAGTTATAGTATCCATAGATATCTATCAGTCTTTGTGCTTCATCAGCTACTCTCTTTGCTACCTCTAAATTAGGAGCTGGTAGTTGCATTTGGAGAGTAAAGGTTTGTAGTTTATTATCTTCTTCCATATTTCTTACTAGATTAAAACGAAAAAAGGGAAATACCCACTACAGGTACCTCCCTTTTCCCTAATCAACTTTAATAGAAATTATGCAGTTTTATTACCTAAAGCCTGTACTACTGAGTTAATGATGTTCTGATCTCTTTGAGCATCAACTACTCGATTCTTACAACATTCATCACTATAACGATTACGATCCGCAACCACTACAGTACCTTCACCAGATTTAACTTCCATAATGATTTAGTTTTAAAGTTAATAATTAAATTTATCTATCAATAAATGTACTAGTGTTGTGTTTAGGATTAAATTGTCTAGGTGGGCCAAGAAGCATCCCAATGATGGGTATTATTCCCCTCTTCAATCCTAAAGTTACCAATTGATAACCATAAACCTCTTACAGAATTAAAGGCCCATACATAAACATTATCTCCAACCCCTATATCCTTAGTAGTACTTTGAAGAGAATTCACAGTTATTTTACCTTTTACTGAGTCTACTATAATACCTTCACGTATTAAGCTCATATTATACATAAAGTCAGAAGTATGAGGCATATTAGCCGTATCAAATAATCCCCACGTATCTTGATCATTACTACCATTTGAAATATTTAAACTTAATTCTAATCTGAATTTATTTATTTTAGCTTCTTGAACTATTGTTAGAGTACACGTTTTACCAGATTCCCTTTGAGTAAAGGTAATAACTCCAGTTCTAGATGAACTACTGTTATTAGTGGTTACCTTATATGTAGCCCCAGCACCTGAACCAGGTATAGTAATCCAATCCACATTAGAAGATAAAGTCCAATGAAAGAATTGACTACCATTCTTCATAGAATATACTCTTACAGGTCTATTGTATGATGAATCTGAACTTGGCCAACCAGAATAAGTAAGAGAAGTACTCAAAGAATCCCCCGAGTTTTCTCTAATACCAAACTCATAAGTTGAAGCACTCTGTTGTACAGTTTGTACTAACTCTCTATCTAAGCCATTAGGTTGATTAGCTCTGATTGTAAGAGTTCTGCTTGCAGGCTTTGAATGCTCAGGTATGGTAAGGGTTACTTCAAATATATAATCAGTCACATTAGTAATGGATTCGGTTACTCCAGAAGGCAACAAGATAAGTGTAGGTTTAATAGCTTCAGTAGAACTTAAAAAACCATTAACATATCTAGACCTATAACTCTTTATATAAAAAGAAATATTACCTCCCTCACCTCCAACAGCACCTATGGATAAAGTACTAGTTTTATAACCACTACTTTGTTGGGTACTGTGCTCAAATACCATACCACTACTAGGATAAGTTACCTCAGCCGAATCCTGTATAATGGTTAAATATACAGGAGTTGCCGTATCGTAAGTAAACTTAATTTTAAAAGTTCTATGTGATGAGTTAGGGTTTGGTGCTACACTAATACTACATCCACTAGAATCTTTACCAGAGATGGTAATATCAGATGAAGTTCCCTCAACTACTTCAGCTGAAGTATATTGAGTTCTAATGTTTTCTACATAAGTTCCGTTTATATATTTATCATAATTGGCATTTACTGTCAACCTAAATTCTGAACCAGTTCCAGATACATTCTTAGTAGTAGGGTCTATAGACAGGTGATCTACATAAGTTACTTGACCTCTTTCCTGAGAAATTGAGATAGTCTGGTCTGTAGCAGTTGGGAAATCGAAAGTAACCGTAAAATTTCTAGCAGAACCACTATTACTTGGGATAGAAATACTATTCCCACTAATAGAAGCCGGACTAGAAACTCTTACTGTAGCCGTTTCTGATTCTGTATAACTACTTCCTTGACCATTCCAAGTATAACTTCTACTTGCACTCTTAGCAGTTACATTAGATTGACCTCCACTGTAACTGAAAGAAGTTTTATCTACTCTACAATTATAACTCCATGAAGAATAAACTTTTCTACCTGCTGCCTGGGTAAAGGTTGCCCTTAGGGAAATATCTGAATACTTCTGTTTCCAACTTACTACGGTATCTTTGCTATCGAAAGTAGTATTATTAGGTACGAATCTTTTACAAACTCCATCTACCTCTTTTTTAGTATACCACCCATTGGAAGGTTCAAAACCTTGTTCCCAAGTAAGTTCTTCCTTGGTATCGGGCAGAATAACACTATCTACATATTTAACTCTCCAAGATTCAATAAGCCCACAAAGAAATTCTCCCCCAGTAGCTGGAGCATCAAATGATGGGTCTCTAATCCACTTGAACTCATATTTCCATTGCTCTGTATGGAGATCTTCTAACTTGACACATTCGTTGTCACCATAGCTATCAGCATTACTAATTACGGCATTAAGACTGGTATTCGGATTGTGACCTGCATTTAAGTTGGCTAATATCTCAGCTTTGGTGGGGCACTCATCAGAGACCTTACCCCAACCAAGCTTCTTATAAATAGCCCTCCAAGTTGCTATTTCTGCCATATTACTTATTGTTTAATTGTTTCTTAAAGTCTTCGAATTCTTTTCTCAATAACTTAACTCCTTCAAGAGCCATGACACTGAGCATTTCATATTCTACCACTTTTACTTTTACATATTCCTGACCATCTTCTCCAACGAAAGTTTCGAATCTAGATTGGTTAGGTACTTGAGAAGCAGGTATATTATTCTCTGATACCAACAGCGGTTCGATTTCCTCTAAGCTCTGAGCAATAGTTCCCACTTGGTATTTACCATTCATCTTGAAGTGAACCGTAGGTATATTGCAGATTTGGTCTAGAGTATGGTTCAAATTCTCTACTTGAGATTTTAATCTACCATCTGATTCCTTCCAGAAACCAGAAGCTGCAGTAGTTTTAGCAAATACTACTTGGTCTGTAGTAGCCAATCCTAATTGAGCTCTAGTTACATTATGAGGATTATCCCTTCTGTTTGCATGGGTACTTAAGTCGGTCTGAGCTTTTGTACCTGCTGCCTTAGCATCTGCAATAGCAGCAGACTGAGCAGTAGATACTGGCATATCTGCTGGAGCTAAGTTCTGTACATTACCTAAACCTATCTGAACTTTGGTTACATTGTGAGGGTTACTCTTATTGCCAATATGAGCATCTAAGCTTTCCTTGATTACTTTGTCAGAATCCTGGATTAATTTCTCTAATGCAGTTTTAGCAGCATCAGTATAAGCCTTAGCTTCATTCAGGGCATTGGTAATATCTCCATTTAGACCAGAATTAAGTTTGTTGAACATCTCAACAGTTATTACTCCAGCTCGATTAGCATTAGCAGCTAAGATCTCTAATGTTTGTGTAGTAGCTTCACCATATACTCCATCAGCTTTAGTAGATTTATTGATCTGTACCCAAACTTTATCTGTATTCTGAACTACCCCTTTACCAGAAATTATAATAGTACCTGGAATAGAGTTAAATAATTTCTTATCCGCTGCAGTTTGTACACCAGCTTTTTCTGCAGTAGAAGCAGGTATATCTACCTGTTTATGAGGTTGTGCCGTATAATGATCATCTTGATCAGTTACAAATTGTTTACGATAATAATGGTATTTTAATTGTACATAATCTGCATATGCTTGACCAAATTCTATTGTATCTACAACAGTATTTGGAATACTGTTGGTTATAGCAGTAGCTTTTCTACCTTTAGCACCATCATAAGCAGTACCAGTAACTTCTCCAAGTATCAGTGAAGAGGTATTACTATCTACAAACTGAGTACCTGACCAACGGAATTGATAAGAGGGTTCATCCTGGGTAATATTCAAATATATCTTACCTGATTCTCCAGTAATAGGATTAGCATGATCTGGGTCAGAATATAATTTAATATTGCTCAGCTTTCCAGTTTCACTGACATCATAAGTAGCATAAACTTCGATAACATCATCAACATAAGAGGGCAATTGACTAGATGGTACTAAGCCATTACCATCCAAAGAAGCAAATCCATTAGCCTTACCCTTAGTTGCTACGAAATCATCATACTTCTTTTCTAAGTTATTGATATTAGTTTGTAACTTATTCTCAAGAGCAGTATCAGCATTGGCTCTTGCTTCAGCTTCCGCATTAATACTATTCATCAAGCTATTATCGGATTCGGTACGAGCATCTGCCTCTTCTCTAATAGCCTGAGTGAGTTTAGTATCCAATGCCTGGTCAGAAGCTTTTCTATCCTGGATTTCTTGAGCAAGAGAAGCTTCTGAAGCTTCTTTCAGTGCTTCAATTGCATCTTTTCTATCTTGGATTTCCTTAGCAATCTGCTGAGGTAAAGTTTCATCTAACTTAACTTTATCAGCAGCAGACATGGTACCAGCTTTAGTAGTTGAAGCCACTGGTAAATTTAAAGTAGTATTATCATCTTTATATACTCCTTCATTTACAGTCTTTCGGTTTACTGATACTGTAACCTTGTTAGCATCTGAAGTTGCTCCTTCTCCAACTACTACAGTCCGAGGAATAGAGTTAAATAATTTCTTATCCGCTGCAGTTTGTACACCAGCTTTTTCTGCAGTAGAAGCAGGTATATCTATAGTGAAATTATTTGGTTTCTGTATACCCTCATCAGAATTATAGGTACTTCTATTTAGGTTAGTAGTAACTACACTTGCTTTAGGAGTATAGCTAGCTCCAGTGATATAATCATTAGGCATAGAATCCAATCTCTTCTTATCTGCGGCTGATTGAAGACCGGCTTTAGTATCAGTAGAAGAAGGTATAGCAAACTTACGAGTCACGGGTTCTCCATAAAGATTGTCTTCTCCTTTTACAGAACTCTTAAAGTTTACTTCAGCTGAAGTACCATTGATAACTAGGTTCTGGTCAATTTCTGTAATCACAGTCAAGGGTAAAGCATCTGAAGTTGCTTCTTCAGCCTGTAAACGTGTCTCATGGTCATTAGTGACATTGGTAAACTTATTATCCAATGCCGTATCTGCATCTTTTCTATCTTGGATTTCCTTGTCAATACGTTTACCCAGAGCATTATCGGCAGCAATTCTTGCAGCTTCTTCAGCATCGATATTATCCTGGAGAACTTTATCTGCAGCAATACGTTCATTACGTTCTGTAGTAAGATCCTGAGTATTCTTGTCTACTTTAACTTCAATACGAATATCCTCAGCCTTTCTAGCCTCAATTTCCGTATTCAATAGTTCCTTGATTTCAAGGTAGCCCGTATTCTGATTACTTTGTAATCCCTGAATTAATTCTAGGTTACGTTGAATATTAGCAGTATTCTTAGCAATTAATTCATCCTGAGCCTGAGCCTTTGTTAATAATTCAGAACGAGTTTCTGTTACGAAAGTTCTCAGTTCACTTACTGTAGCATTAAGAGTAGTACTTAATTCAGTAAACTTCTGAGTAACTTGTTCATCAGCTGCAGTTCTATCGGAGATTTCCTTATCTATAATACCTTTAAGTTCAGTCAGCTTATTAGTAATTGTAGTTGCAAAGTTAGGATCATCTCCCAATGCTTTTGCAATCTCTTCTAGTGTATCTAATACTCCAGGAGCAGAACCAATAACCTTTTGGATTGCAGCTTCTACTTGTTCGGCATTCTGATAGTTAGAATCGTTTTCCAACTGAGATACCTTAGTAATGTAGTTAGCAAATTCCTGGATATTATCTAACTTAGCTTTTAATAAGTCGGTAAAGTCATTTGAAGAAAGCTCTTTGCCATCTACTTTATCAACCTTTCGGTCATTCAAGTTTTCAACAGCCTGAACTCTATCTGATACTTCCTGAGTAATCTTATTCTCTAATAGAGTGTCTGCCTGAGTACGATTAAGGGTTTCGGTATCAATATTATTCTGAAGCTTGGTATCTTCTTGTAGTCTACTTTGAGCCTCATCATTGATATCCTTAGATATAGCTACCAAATCATCTTTGTGATTTTCCATAGCTGTAGTCAGAGAATCCTTAAGAGCTTGTTCAGCAGCCTTAGCTCTTTCTACTTCGGTTTGAATAGCAGTAGTGTTATTAGTTACTTTCTCCCTGAGCTCATCTAAAGAACCGGTTACTCCACTATTGAGGCTATCTATTCTGGTGCTTAAAGCATCATCACCTGCCTTACGATCTTTAATCTCCTGGTCGATTCGAGCATTGATTTTCTCATCTTCATTTGCCCGGGCAGTAGATTCAGTATTTATCAAGCCAGTGAACTTATTATCTAATAAAGTATCTGCTGAAGTTCTATCAAAGATCTCCTTATCGATATTCTGCTGTAAAACAGTATCACCAGCTTCTCTCTTTGAAACCTCAGTGTTCAAGTCGATATTTACCTTATCTACCTGAGACTTAAGATTAGTATCAGCATTGGCTCTTGCTTCAGCTTCTGCATTAACCATGCTTTTTAATTCAGCATAATCTTCAGCTTCCTTAGTAATCTGGTCGTTTAATCGGTCAGTATTACGTTGGATATTTGCCTTGTTAGCATTTACTTCTGTTTGCAAAGTATCTATCTTAGCCTGAAGTTCATTTTTAACAGTATTTACCGCATCCTGAATAGATAAAGCCAATTCTTGTATCTTGGTAGCATTAGCAGTTACCCGAGTATCTAATGCAGCATCTGCCGCCTTACGATCTGTTTCTTCTTTAGTAATAGCAGCCTGTAATGCAGCATCAGCATCTTTTCTATCCTGGATTTCCTTATTCAGACTAGCTTGAATACCATCGGTATTACCAGTAATCTTATCTACCTCATTATCAACATATTCTTTCAGCTTAGCTTCAAGAGCAGTATCAGCTTCTTTACGGTCAGAAACTTCCTTATCTACATTAGCTTGTACTTGGGCATCAGCCTCTGTACGATTAGTAATTTCTTGATTCAACTGTTCGGTGATAGCTGCCAATTTCTTGGTAATGGTAGTTGCAAAGTTGGGGTCATTACCCAAAGCATCTGCAATTTCCTTCAAAGTATCAAGAACCTCTGGAGCTTCCCCAATAATCTTTTCAATAGCTGCCTGGAGATCTGCTTCAGTTTGATAACCAGCATCATTGATAAGCTGAGATACTTTTGTGATATAGTTGGCATGTTCTTCAATGCCATCCAATTTAGCCTTGAGAATATCAGTAAAGTCGTTTTTAGTAAGAGAATACCCTTCTCTTTTATCTACCTTACGATCATCTAAACCATTATCTGCAGCAATACGTTCTTGTTTTTCTTGCTCTAGTTTTTCAAGCAATTCAGTTTTATTTGTACCTGCCTGAGTTTTCAAATCCTCAATCTTGTGATCAAGGATTTCATCTTGAGCAATACGAGTTTCTTTTTCATTATCAATGTTGTTCTGAAGTACAGTATCTGCATTCTGACGGTTCTGAGCTTCTTGAGTAATGTTCTGCTGTAAACCATTATCTGCATTCTGACGGTCAGAAACTTCTTTTACAATCTGCTGATGTAATACTTCATCCTGAGCAGTACGAGCTGCAGCTTCGGCATTAATCTTGGATTCAAGTTCTTGGTCTGCAGTTTTACGGTCACTGATTTCAGTGTTCAGTTTAGATTCTAATGCTACATCGGCATTTGCTCTTTCTGAAGCCTCGGTCAGAATCTTATTATTTAAGTCGGCAATATCCCTAGTATGATCTAACTGTACCTGATGAACAGCTTCGGTTAATTTCTCATCAGCAGCTCTACGTTCAGCAGCTTCCTTTTCTACCAATTCTTTAGCATATTCTTTGGCTTCAGTTAAGTTATTATCAGTTTCTACTTCCAAATCACCAACCCGGTCTTCTACCTTTTGAATACGAGCATTTATTGCTTCGATCATCTTAGTAATATCCTGTACTACTTTAGTGATAGCTGCATTCAACGTATTAACCGAGTTAACCAAGTTATCGTTCACAATCTTAATCTGAGAAGCTAATTCGTTTTCACGATCCTTAGCTCTGGTTACCTCAGCTTCTAATTGAGTACGTAATTCGGTTAATCGGTTAGTGATATTGGTAGCAAAGTTCGGGTCATTGTTTAATGCTTCAGCCAATTCTTTCAATGTATCCAAAGCATCATCAGCACCATCCACTAAGTCATGTATATATTTCTCAACTTGTTCTTGAGTCTGATATTTCAAATCGTTTTCCAACTGAGAAACTTTAGTAACGTAGTTAGCATGTTCCTCAATTCCATTCAGTTTTTCTAGCAATTCATCAGAGAAGTTGTTTTCTGACAAATCCCAACCTTCTTTCTTATCTACCTTGTTTGCAATTGATAAGAAGAATGCCCAGAACTCTTTAAGAGTTCCAACAAAACCATGAGCCAAAGAGTCATCATAATAACCCTGTAATAGCCGTTGGTCAATCTCTTCGCAAGTGTAGTATTTACTAACGTACATATGTATATATTTTAAGGTGTTACTTTATTCTTTCCCAATAACAGTTCAGAGTTATTACCCCTGAAGTATTCTTTTTCTTTGCCAGCAAAAGCATTGGGTATATCATCTGGATCATCTGGGTTAACATCTCCTCCATCCTCAATATCTCCCATAACTACGGCATAATCGGGTAATTTCCTAACTCGGAACTTAATAACTTGGCCAAAGCCAATATGAGGTATATCTTTATCCCATACCTCTCCAAAGTAATCTTGGTAATTTGATACGAACTTCATACCAGTCATAGATTGCATGGTAGTAGCCGAATTACCAGTACCAGGCATTTCTATGTGAACTCCAGAAGGTCCATTCAAGATTATAAGATTACTGTCCCACCAATCCCCATCTACATTGTTAAGCTTGGTGAAACGTAACATTAACATTTTCATATCTTTATGGGTTTTGTTCTACGAATTTGATTTTAGTATCTCTATCCCTTTTGAGGATTATCAAGAATACCAAAGCTTCATCTTTAGCCTGAGATACTTGAGTATCTCCAGAAGGTTTATATACTATCCCATTGATAACAAATCTATCTTCAGACCAGTTAAAGTTCCAATAACCTTCTTGATTGAGATATCCGATTTGTTCTATGTAATTCTTTGAAATAAGTATAGAAAGGTTCTCATCATCTAATTCTCCAGAAACTGTAGCTTTATTTATTGGCCAGTTCCTAAAAGCATTGTAATAGCATAAAGCTTCTATGGGAATATTATAATATCTTGGGCTATCATCCTCAGCATGATTTAGATATTGATTAACATGTTTAGCCCAAGTAATTGTTTGTCTTCCAGCATCCCAGTCTAAGAAATCAGTGATAATCTTTTTATACCTATTCCAAGAATGGTTCTTAACCATTCTCCAAGGTTCTTTTGTCATGATTTCTTATCTATTATGGTTAACGAAGGTTTACTTGCTTTATTGAGAGGGGCTGTTGGATTGGGTCCTCCCAAAGGAGTTGGTTTTCGATGATTTACTACTCTTGGTACTACTAACCGTTCTATTTGATCACAGAAGGGTAAGTATATCTCTAACCTAGATGCCAGCATACAGAGATTCTTTCTCAATTCATCCATATATCCTCCAGGTTGAATCATCTTTGAATAAGTACTCCATAAGCTAGATATACTTTCGGATATCTTATCATAATACTGTACTTCAGTAGGACCAGTAGTAATTTGTTTTATCCTATCTCCTCTAGCATGTTCTCCAGGTGAATCACCATCTTGGTCTGGTCCAGTGGATTCAGTGGAGATAATTTCTCTGAAACTGTTTCCTGCAACCAACAGGATATTTTGTATTTGTATATTGAGATAATCCCATACAGCCAATTCCATAATTAATTGGTTTTCTAGTCCCTCATACCATAATTCATCATTATATTTATCTGGTGGTATAGTATGATTTACTAGTGGGAAGATATATAATTGCCATTTAGTTATGTATGCAGTTTTATCTTCTATGGTCATACTCCCATGTAATTCTTTGGGAATATATCTATCTATCAAATTATAAATGGTATCTTGAAGAGTAGTATGCCCATAATTACATACAACTACTGTTCTTGTACAAGTCAAATCTAATCCTTCTGAATTAGTGACATGTAAAGTTACATCATAAAATCCAGACTTCTCATAAGAGTAAGATTGATGTCTTCCACCATTGAAAACCTCTCCCTTATCATCGCCAAAGTCCCAGTCAAAAATAGATTTGGCCGGGACTTTGGTTAATACTCTAAATGAAACTTCCAGACCTGATGTTACATATGTGAAGTCTAGATTCTTTTTCATTTATATTCGGATTTATTTATTCTTTGTTTTCTTCGAAATCTTCAAGTAAAACTTCAAGGATATCTTTTACGGTATCTTTCGGGTCGGCTTCGATTTCGTGTTTCTTAGCAATCAGCTTAGCTTCCTCAAGAGAATATGATTTGGCAATCTTACCAATCTCCATTCCCTTTGCAAACTGAGCAGCTAACTTTTTATCAAGTTTTTCTATATCCTCAGCAGTATACTTGTCAGTTTTGTTCTTATCCGGAACTAAAACTAAGTGGCCAGAAACTAAAGCTTTCTGAATACGTTTTGTTCTGTACTGACGGGCAGTAAGTTCTCTCTCTTCGCCTTTTGCAATTGAAATACCTGTTACCTGGTCGTTAAAACTGTAGGCATTAGTTCCAACTGTTACAATATAAGTAGTAGCCATAATCTTTTATTTTTAGGTTATAATATAAAACCCCGAACAGAATGGATTGAAACTGTTCGGGGAGAAATTAGACAAAAATACAATGAAGAAATCCCGGATATTATTCTAAGTTAACCAATAAATATGGGTCAATGTTCATAAAGCTCGGGAATCCAGCTTCAGAGAATTTCTTGTTAGCTGCCAACAGAAGAACAGCATCCTGGTACATCTTAGAGAAACCCGTAGTCAGAGAAGCATATACAGCTTCAGTCTGATTAGATACGATTCTTTCTGATTCAAGCATCAACTGTTTAGCAGTAAGCTTAATCAAGGCAGCACTGGTATCTACCATCAACAACTGCTGATCGGGAGTTCCCGGGTGAATATAGAAGTCAGCCTTGTTGGGAACAGGAGACTTGATATTCAGAGTGGCTTCTGTAGTTCCTGAGTGACGTTCTTTAAATTCAGGCAAGTTCAACATCTCGATAGCCTGGTCTTCACCACCAATCATAG